TTGCTAATACAGTTTTTCTAGTAAATTAATAACAAATTAAGAGGTAAACCTATGAGTAGTCGCAAACTCCGAAGTGATAGCACTACAGCAAAGGTATTAGCTAATAATGCGGCTCAAAGAAAGACAGAGCCGCCTCAAAAGCTCACTAAACAAGAAAGTCGCTATTGGGAAAGCATTATTACAAGTCGAAATCCGGATAGCTGGACACCGATTGATAAAGAGCGAGCTGTCAAGTTGGCTAAATTGTACGTAGAGCTTGATGATTACGAAAACGAACTAGCTACAACAGCTAGACGATGGATTAAAACCGATAACGGTGTAATGAAACAACATCCATTGCATTATGTTATCGAAGATTTGTATAAGCGCGAAATCCAAATGTGCCGTAGTTTACAAATCCATAGCCGAGCAACGAATGGCGAAAGTCGTGACCAAGTGAAAACCAATCAGCTTTACCAAGATGCTCGAAATGCTATTGATGATGACGATGGCTTAATTGCAACAAGGGTAATCAACTAATGACTAAGGCTGATAAAGTAATTGCATTTATTGAGCGGTACTGCTTTGTGCCAGAGGGTGCATTAGTTGGTCAGCCGATTAAATTAGAAGAATTCCAGTTAGATTTTATTCGTGGTGTTTACGATAACCCCAACGGAACAAGTCACGGCATTTTGTCTATTGGGCGTAAGAACGGAAAAACAGCGTTAATTGCCTGTTTGCTATTAGCTCACTTAGTTGGGCCAGTGGCAATTCAGAATAGCCAAATTGTAAGCGGTGCGTTAAGTCGAGAGCAGGCATCTTTGGTGTTTAACTTGGCTGTAAAGATGATTCAACTCAATCCTAAGCTAAGCAATATCATCTCGATTAAGCCTAGTGGTAAGCGTTTAATTGGTTTACCGATGAATGTTGAATATCGAGCATTAGCGGCTGATGGTCGAACCGCACAAGGTTTATCCCCTGTGTTAGCTATCCTTGATGAAATAGGACAAATTCAAGGTCCACAATCTGCTTTCGTTGATGCAATCACTACCGCACAAGGTGCGCACAAAAATCCGTTATTGCTATCAATAAGTACTCAAGCGGCAAATGATGGTGATTTGTTGTCAATCTGGATTGATGATGCCAAGACAAGTAATGACCCTCATACAGTTTGCCATGTTTACAGTGCGGACAAGGATTTGAAAATCACTGACCCGAAAGCGTGGAAACAAGCAAATCCAGCGTTAGGCGTATTCCGTAGTGAAGATGATATTCGCAAACTTGCTGATAAAGCTAATCGTATGCCGAGCTTTGAGAATACATTCCGAAATCTAAACTTAAATCAACGAGTAAGCACTGTTTCGACATTTGTCAGCATTGACGCTTGGAAAGAAAGCAGTGCTGAGCAATCAAGCCCTAGCGGATTGACAGCTTATGGCGGTTTAGACTTATCAGCTCGCACCGACTTAACCTCTTTGGTTCTGACAACTAAAGACCCTGACGGAAAAATTAACGTTTATTCTTACTTCTGGACACCTGAAATAGGATTAGAAGATAGGTCAAAACGAGACCGTTCACCATACGATGTATGGGCTAAGCAAGGGTTCATTCGAACAACACCAAGTGCGACCGTTGATTATGCGTATGTTGTGCGAGATATAGCGGAAATTCTTTCGGATTTTGACATCGCTGCAATCGCATTTGACCGTTGGCGAATAGACATCTTTAAAAAAGAAATGGAAGCTCAAGGGATTAATCTTCCTTTAGTGCCTTTTGGGCAGGGTTTTAAGGATATGTCGCCAGCTATCGACACTCTAGAGAGTGATTTGCTAAATGGCAACTTAAAGCACGGGATGAACCCTGTTTTGACGATGTGTGCGGCTAACGCAGTAATAACCAAAGACCCAGCAGGGAATCGAAAATTTGAAAAGCATAAAGCAACAGGGCGTATTGATGGAATGGTTGCTTTGGCGATGGCTAGAGGTATTTCTGAAATGAGTGAAACGCCTCAAGATATAGACGACTTTTTACAGGATATTATTATCGGATGAACGGAGAAAATGATAAAGGCTGGTGGGGTCGGTTTTATGACCGATTGTTTAGCGGTGGTAAGCGTTTAGATAAAGGCTCAACGGTCGATCCATTTGTAAGCCAATCAACCGGCACTGGCGAACAAGTGGACGCTGAAAAGGCGCTCAAATTAAGTGCAGTATGGGCTTGCGTAAGATTAAGAAGTCAAACGGCCTCATCTTTACCGTTACACCTTAAGAACTTTGAGCGGAAAATAGCGAGAGAACACTCTTTATACAAACTCATTCACGATGCACCAAATGCAGATATGTGTGCTAGTGAGTTCTGGCAAGCCATCGTTGCTAATATTGACCTATGGGGTAACGCATACGGTCGCATTAATCGCTTAAAAGATCGAATTGTATCGCTTGATATTCTCGACCCTCAATACATGACGGTTAAGCGAAAAGATAGCGGCGAGATTGTTTATATTTACACAAAAAACAATGTAGATAGTGGTGAGTATGGCGAGGCTGAAATACTACATTTCAAAGACTTTTCGCTCGATGGATTGGTCGGATTATCTCCTATCAGCTATCTAGCTAATGTAATGGGCTTACAGATTGCTGCTAACAATGCCGCAGGAAAAGCATTTAAAAACAACTTGAAAGCTGGTGGATTTTTGAAAACTGGCGATAGAGTGTTAAATGCTGAACAACGTGATTTGGTTCGTAAAGCCTTGAATGAATACGGACAACCTGAAAACGCAGGAAAATGGATGGTTCTTGAGGCTGGGATGGAGCCAGCAAACATGTCGGGAGCTTGGATTAATCCGCAAGATGCTCAATTACTTGAAAGCCGATATTTCGGGATTGAAGAAATCTGTCGGGCGTTTGGCGTTCCGCCTCAATTAATCCATAGCACGGACAAATCTTCATCTTGGGCGTCCAGTGCGGAGCAAATTAACCAAAACTTCCTTACTTATTCGCTCGGCCCAACGCTAAAACGCATTGAGCAAACGATAGCGAGAAAGCTGTTGACGCCAGAAGAACGTGAGAAATATTACCCTATTTTCAGCGTTGAAGGCTTATTAAGAGCTGACAGCGCAGGGCGAGCAAGTTTTTACACTGCTTTACTACAAAATGGCGTAATGACAAGAAATGAAGTACGAGCATTGGAAAATCTACCGGCTATTGATGGTGCAGATCAATTAACAGTGCAACTGAATCTAACCTCTATCGACAAGGTGGGAGCGGATGACAAAGACAAAGACTAAAGATTTATTATTTAAAGCAGAAGCCGTCAGAGATGATGGCTTTTTTTCTGGCTATTGCAACGTGTTTGATGTTGCTGATAGCTACGATGAAGTAGTTAAGAAAGGTGCTTTTGTAGAAAGCATTAAAGGCTGGAACGCTCAAAGCAAAATGCCGCCTGTGTTATGGAACCACGACCGCAATCAACCTATTGGTGTATGGACTATGCTTAAAGAAGATGAGCGTGGTTTATATGGCGAGGGTCGATTATTAATTAATGATGTGGCACGAGCGAAAGAAATTCACGCCTTAATGATGGCTGGAGCGATTGACGGGCTTTCTATTGGGTACAAGCTCAATAAGTGGATGTATAACGAAAAAAACGATGTTTTAGAGCTTTTAGAGATTGATTTGAAAGAAATCTCAATCGTTACATTCCCAGCAAACGAAGAAAGCCGTGTAGAAGTGGTTAAATCTGCTTTAGCTAAAGGTAGTTTGCCAACATTACCAGAATTTGAGAAAGCCTTGAGAGATTTAGGGTTTTCCAAACAACAAGCCACAACCATTGCCAGTTATGGCTTGAGAAAACTTATTCAGGGTGAGCCTGAAAGCCAAATTGGCAACGCAATCAACATTCTAAAATCCATTAATAAGGAATAAATATGTCTCAAGAAAATTACGAAGCACTCGCCACCGAGTTTAAAAATGCTACAGAGCAGGTAAAAGGCTTAGGTGAAGAATTAAAAGCTAAAATGGCAGGTAATGAAAAATGCTTAGACGACTTAAAAGGTCGTGTAGATGAAGCCTTAACCGCTATGAACAGTGCGAAAAGCCGCTTAGATGAGTTAGAGCAAAAAGCAACTCGCCGTGGCTACGGTGTAGAGCAAGAGAAATCAATCGCTCAACGCTTGGTCGATACAGAGAGCTACAAATCATTTGCATCAGACCCGCGCTCTGGTAAATCAGCAAAATTAAGCTTAAAAGCAACTATTACCAGCTTAACCACTGATGCAGCAGGCTCGGCAGGTGCAGCGGTTGCTCCAATGCGTTTAACTGGCATTGTAATACCGCCACAACGCCCATTAACTGTGCGTGATTTGTTAATGCAAGGTACTACCGACAGCAACGCAATCACTTATGTTCGTGAAAAATTATTCACAAACAACGCTGCGGCTCAAGCATCAGAGGGTGCGAAAAAGGCTCAATCCGATTTACAACTTGAAGAAGTAACTGTTGGCGTTAAAACATTAGCTCACTACGTTAAAGCATCTCGTCAAATCTTAGATGATGCAGCTATGTTAGAAAGCTATATTAACGGTCGCTTAGCTTACGGCTTAAAATTAGTCGAAGATAAACAATTATTAAATGGTGATGGTTCTGCTGGCGGTTTACAAGGCTTAAGTCAAGTGGCTCAAGCGTTCGCTGACAAAGCAACATTGAAAAACTACACAATCATCGACCAATTACGTTTAGCTCAATTACAAGTAGCGTTATCTGACTATCCAGCAAACGGATTTGTGTTAAACCCTATCGACTGGGCGAAAATTGAGTTAGAAAAAGACGGTCAAGGTCGTCATATCATCGGCAATCCGCAAAGCTTAGCACAGCCGACATTATGGGGTATTCCAGTAGTTCAAACTCAAGCAATTACCGCTGGCGACTTCTTAACTGGTGCATTTGATATGGGCGCTCAAATCTTCGATCGTCAACAATTAGGCGTAGCGGTATCAACCGAAAACGAAGATGACTTTGTGAAAAACTTAGTCACAATCCTCTGCGAAGAGCGTTTGGCGTTAGCTATCTACCGTCCAGAAGCCTTTGTTAAAGGCAAATTACTCGCTAAATAATCAATCCTAGCCCCTTAATTGGGGCTTTCTTTTGGGGCTTATATGTTAATTACACTAGACTTAATCAAACAGCATTGCCGCATTGATAGCGATGATGAGGACGAATTGCTTGAATTATATGAGAGCGCAGCACAGCAACACATCGAAAATCAGTTAGATCGCAAGTTATTTGCTAGCGAAGTGCCTGATGATGTTGTAAATGGCTTAGTCATCAATTCCGCAATTAAACAAGCAATGCTAATGACGATTGCTCACTGGTATGAACATCGTGAAAGTGTGGTGCTTGGCGTAGTTTCAAAAGAGATTGAAGAGGGTACTTGGCGACTAATTCAGCCATATCGAATTATGGGGGTGTAGATGGAAATCGGAAGATTGCGACATCGAATTACATTAATGCGACAAGTCAATGAGATTAATGACTATGGAGCAACCCAGACGAAGTGGAAATCTATTGCGACTGTTTGGGCAGAAGTAAAGCCTTTATCTGGCCGAGAATACTTTTCAGCTCAACAAGTGCAGTCAGAAATCACTACACAGATATGGCTCCGTCATCTAGACGGCATTAAGCCGTCAATGAGGGTTAAGTTCGGTAAACGTTTTTTGGAAGTTGTTGCTGTGCTTAACACCCAAGAACGCAACGTTTCTCTACAATTAATGTGTAAAGAGGCAGTTGATGGGTAATGTCAAGGTTGAGGGATTATCTCAAATACACAAAGCTTTGAGTGAGCTTGGTCGTAAGGTCTCTAACAAGATTGCAGTTAAAGCGATGAGAGAGGGCGGAAAGATTGTGCGAGAACAAGCAAGACAAAATGCACCTGTTCTTTCCCAGAGAACGCCATATAGACGAGCTGGTACGCTCAAAAAAGCGATTAAAAGCAGCACTAAAGTCTTAAAAAACGGCAAAATCGGCACTGTAATACGAGTTAAAGGACTTACGGCCAAGCAGAGAGAGGCTTTTAAGACTAAAAATGCAAGTAGCGGTGCTTACAATCCGAAAGACCCGTTTTACTGGCGTTTTGTTGAGTTTGGCACTTCAAAAATGCCAGCCAAGCCATTCCTAAGACCGGCATTTGAGCAGACTAAAGAAAAGGCTGCGACAGAAATCATCACAACACTTAAACGTGGGATTGAAGAAGAGGCAGGGAAATGATTCAGCAAGATTTATTTAAGGCATTAGCTACACTTGTTGAAAATCGGTGTTTTTATGGGTTTATTCCCGATACCAACAAGAAATTCCCTGTCATCGTCTATCAATTCATTAATATTTCGCCTAATTCTGCTCTAGAAGATGGTGATTTAGATGATTTTATGGTGCAAATCGACATATACAGCCCAAATCCAGATGATGTGATGGCGTTAAGAAAACCGATATTTAGTGCGTTAGAGCAAAAATTTGACTATGCGGAGCGTAGTAACGACCTGTCAGACTATGAGCCTGATACAAAACTACACCGCAGAACAATCAATTACCAAATTGCTTATGGAGAATAACAATGGCAACACAAACAACCCCTTTTCAAGGGAGTAAATTTTACTTTGGCGTTGGATTTGAAACAGAAAAAGCTATTACAGCTTGCACTGTTACACCAAATGCAACAATTACTGTGGCGAATAACGGATTTAAAACTGGGGACTACATTAGCATCACTGGTTTAGGCGCTGCGATTGATGGTTTTTATCCTGTAAAATCAGTAGCCACAGATGTGGTTACTTTAGCTGACGAAGTTGATTGGGGAAGTTTTGACAAACCAACCGATTTCACTGGGGCTAAGGTTGCTAAAATTAAATTATCAAACAACTTTTGTGCTATCACAAGTATTAGCTTTGATGGTGGTACTCGCAATAAAGAGGACATCACTACAATATGCTCGAAAGGTTCTGAATATCAATCAAACGAGTTAGAACTTGGAACAATTAAGCTTGATTTTTACTTTTCCCCAGCTACGACAATTCAGCAGGATTTGCGTAAAAAACACAGAAGTGGTGAAACGTTCCCTTGGTTAATGGTCTTTATGAATAAACAAGGCTCGGTGTATGGCTCTGGGTTTGCTCAAAGCGTTAGTTTTGATGGCGAAGTTAAAGGCAAGCTTAAAGGCAGCATCACCATTGAGAACACAAAACTAGAAAATTACCTACCAGCAACAGCTTAATCAATAAGACCGAGAGTTAATCCTCTCGGTTTTCTTTTTCTAAGGCGGGACGAATGAATTTAAGAGATAAACTTTTATCACACAAGCCAAAAGTTAAACCAGTAGAGATTTTAGGCGACACCTATTACATCCGTGAATTTACCGTTGGCGAAATGAATAAAGCCTTATACGGACAACAACAAGAATTAGTGCGAATTGCTGAAAGTCAAGGCATTACGCTTGATTTTACTGATGAAGATACCTTAACCGAGCAATTAGCCAAAGTTTACGACAAACACAAACTAACTCGCACCATCGCAATGCGTTTATGTGATGAACACGGTGAAAACCTATTCAATGCTGAAGATGAAAACGACCTAGAGGCATTGTCTCAACTTGATAAAGCTGTCATTGAGCAACTTAACCAAGCCATTATGGACGGTGAACCAAAAAACTCACCAGCCGAAGAAAGTTCCAAATAAACCTGTCGCTTTCTCTCGGAAAATCGCTAGAAGAAATTGAGCAGATGCCAGAAAGCCATTTACAAGAATACAGATTGTTTTATGAAGAACAGCCATTCGGTTTATGGCGTGATGATTATCGCTCGGCTCAAATCTCGCACGTTTTAGCAATGGTTAATCGTGATCCGAAAGGCAAACCGCCAGAGCTTTCAGACTTCATGCCTTTCTACAAAGAGAAGAAAGAAGAGGAGCTTGATGACGGTTCTGCTGAATACTTAGCAAATAGATAACGGAGTAAAAATGGCAGGCTTATTAGGACACTTAAATATTCAGCTTGAGTTAGATCAGGTTAAATTCCAAAGTGGTATCAACAACGCACAAGGCAGAGTTAAACGCTTTACTGATACCACTACAAAACAGTTAAACAATATTGAGCGGTCGATGAACTCGCTCAACCGTGTATCCTCGAACCTTTTCAAGGCTGGTATAGCTGGTTTTGGTGTAAATCAATTAAAAGGTTTTGCCGATGGATATACAGAAATTCAAAATAAACTTCGATTAGTCGAAAGTGCGTCAATTAGTAGCTCTAAAGGCTTAAGCAACGTTTTTGACATTGCATTAAAAACCAATCAAAGCATTAATGCGACCTCTGGGGTTTATCAACGATTTGCTCAAAATGCAGAAACATTAAAGATTAGTCAGGCACAGATTGCTAGTTTAACTGAAACAGTATCTAAAGCTGTTGCGGTATCTGGTGCAAGTGCAGGTGCGGCAGATGCAGCACTGACACAGTTCGGGCAAGCGTTAGGGAGTGGGATTCTTCGTGGTGATGAATTTAACTCTGTAATGGAGCAAACCCCAGCATTAGCGAAAGCGATTGCAACTGGTTTAGGTGTTACCACTGGCGAACTTCGCAATATGGCGAAAGAGGGTAAACTAACAATGGACGTCCTTGTTCCAGCGTTAGAGCGAGCCAAAGAGTCGGTAGATGACCAGTTTAATACCCGTATTCTTACTATTTCCGCAGCCTTTGAAAATCTAAACACATCAACCATTAAATGGATTGGTGAATTAGATAAGTCCACTGGAGCAAGTGAGGCGTTCGCCAAGGCTATTAACGAAATCGCCAATCATTTAACTATCGTAGCGAGCCTTGCAGCAGGTGCAGGTGTGATTTGGAGTGTTGGAAAAATCCGCACTTGGATTGCAGCAAGTATTCAAGCCTCTGCCGCTATGTCTGCTCAAGCCGCAGCAACAAGAAATCTAACCGCTGCACAGCAAGCTTTAACCGCAACAGGCAAAGGCTTAGGCGGTGCATTAGGTTTTGTTGGTGGCCCGCTTGGCTTATTAACTCTAGGCTTATCCGCTGGCGTTGGCGTTTTCTTAGATTATCAACAAAAAACCGAAGCCGCTAGACAAGAGCTTTTATCCTTTGCCGATTCATTAGATGTAACCACTGGCAAATTAGCCAATACATCTGCCGCAGTCCTTGACGGAATGAAAGCCAAATTAGAGCAATCAATCACCGCACAAAAGGACGAAATTAAGCGATTAGAAGAAGAGTATGAAAAGCTCAATAGACTAGTCGAACAAGGTAAACAAATTGCTCAATCAAGCGGTAGAGCAGAAGATTCGGCATATTTAGATGCATTAGCAAAATCAACCCAAGATTTAGCGATTAAAAAAGCCGAATTAGCCAAAGCAAACGAGAAACTAACCAAGTCAGAAGATGATTTGAAAACAATCATCGGTCAAGTTCCTGTTGCTGAATTTCACGATAAATTAAAAAGTCTATTACCGACCTTAGATATGTCTAAGGTTAATATCGACAACATCGGATTTTCACTTGATGACTTAAACCGCATTTTCCCAAGTGCGGAAAGTGGCGCCGCATCTATTACAAGTGCGGTTGAGCGTATGGGTGCGATGGCTATTTTAGTGGCCAGTCAGTTCAATGCTCTAGGGCTTAGCGTTCAAAGTGCCTTGAGTGATAAAGCGACCAAGCTGATTGAGCGAAACAATCGCCAAATTGCAATTAACAAAGAAAAAGACCCAGCCAAAAAACGCAAATTACAAGCAGAAGATGCTGCTTTAAATGCTGGTTTTGAGAAAGGCACTGCGGATTACGATGCTTATTACAAGAGCAATGTGGATTTATACGCCTCGCAAGCCATTAGCAAAGCTGGCTCATCTAAAAAATCTGGCGGCTCTAAAGTTGATTATGTGAAACAGTTCACTGACCAACTAAGCGAAATGGAACGCAGGCTTTCAGAAATCCGAGCAAACGCACAAGATATTTCTGTGTTTGGTCAAATCAGCCAGTATCAAGAGCTAAACAAAATCACTCAAGATATTGCAGCGAATGGAGAGAAATACGCTCATTTCGGTGCTGATGGATTAGCTAAGCTTAAAGATATGGCAGCTCAAATTGATGCCGCACAACAAAGCGTAGCTATCGCACAATTCGCCTATGACAACGGTGAAAAGCTGCAAGAAATGCAATTCGAGCTTGAATTACTTGGCAAAACAAGAAAAGAGCAAGAATTACTGCAATATAATCATCAGTTAGACCTTGAGGCGGCTCGTCTAAAAGTTGGAATGTCGCAAGAAAACATTGCTAAGCTTGATGAAGAAATCGCAAAACTCAAAGAGCGTATGGCGGTTATTAAAGAAACCGAAAACCAACGAAAATCCAATCCGATTGCAGGGATTAAAGATGGAATGAATCAACTTGATGATTCTGTCAATGACGTGGCTGGAAATATCTCTAATATTACTCAAAGTGCTTTCAATGGGATGTCAGATGCTTTAGCTGATTTCGTTTTAACTGGAAAAGCTAATTTTAATGATTTGGCTAAATCTATTTTGAGTGACATTACATCAATGATTGTGAAGATGACGTTGTTTAACTCTATCAAGTCCGCTTTTGGTTATTCGGATGGTGGTTACGTTGGGTTTGCTAGCGGTGGTTATACTGGCGATGGTGGCAAATATCAGCCAGCAGGTGTAGTTCATCGTGGCGAGTACGTTATTACCAAAGAAGCAACATCGAGATTAGGGATTGGCTTTCTCAATCATCTTAATTACGGTCGAGGTTATGCCAACGGAGGGGCTGTCACTCCAATATTGCCTACTGGTAATTATTTAAAGGCTAACTCACAAAGCCGTGATAGCCGTGGTGTGGTTGTAAATATACATAACCACACAAGTTCACAGGTTGAGACTAAACAAAATCGTGATGGTGGTATTGATGTGATTATTAAGCAAATTGAAAATAAAATTGCTCGAGATATTAACAATCGACAGGGGGCTGTGTATCAGGCAACGCAGTCTAGTTTTGGATTGAGATCTGTAGGAGTTTGATATGGCTAGTTATTCAGAAGCTTTAAAAGAATTGCAAGCTGGCAATAGACCTTTAGAAATGCAGTACGATTGCTTAGAAATTAGGCATCCAGACATGACGGAGCCAATTAGGATTGTTCAGGGGTTTAATGATGTTGTAGTTCGGCATGAGAAAGATGCTCCGCTGAACCCTAATGAGTTATGTCGTTATATTGGTGCGCCGTGGAGTATGAAGCTTCCTGATGTCGCAGAAAATACAATGCCTGAAATACAGTTAAATTTCGACAATGTTAGCAGGGAGATTACTCAATACCTTGAGTTGGCCGCTGCGCAAAATCAGCCTTTAAAAGTAATTTATCGTGTTTATACATCTTCAACGATTGAAGTATCTCCACAAATAGACCCGCCAATAGAAATGGAAATTAGCGAGGCTACGGCGAATAATTATTCGGTTACAACAACCGCTAACCTTGAAAATGTATTTAGTGCAGTATTTCCTTATGAGCGCTATACCCCACAAAGATTTCCGGCTCTTACCTATGCAACCTAGTGACATTGAATATTACATGATCAATTTTTCCTATGGCGAAAATGCCAACGGTGAAAATGGTCAATTTAACTGTTGGGGTCTGCTGCGAGATGTTCAAGCTCGATTTTTTGGAATTTCCTTACCTAAGTCAAATCTTGGTGATGATATCGCAGAACTTTACAATCACAAAATGAAGAGTGGTTCATGGGAGATTGTAGATAAACCGTTTCATGGTTGCGGTGTATTAATGCGAGAGGGTATTGAGCCGCATTGTGGGGTGTGGTTGGATTTTGACGGCGGTGGAGTTCTTCATTGCGAGCGAGGTAACGGAATTCGCTTCCAAAACATGGCATCACTTAGAATGAGTGGTTATTCGCATCTAAAATATTACAGGTTCAACAATGGCTAATATTATACACTTACAAGATCCATTTAGACCGCAAATTAATAAAAAAGTATTTACGATAACTAAGCCTACTAGAATTGAATCGATTCTTAGAAAGGAAAAGTTGGTTAGTGGAAAGAAAAACTCATTAATAAGAAATGAGCCTTTTCTTGTCATGTTAAATGATGAGTTCATCTTGGAAAAAGATTGGAGCATAAAATTAAAACCAACTGATATTTTAGTGACTGTGAAAGTTCCGCCAGTGCTTCAAGGTGGCGGTGGCGGCAGTAGTCCATTAAGAATTGTCTTACAGGTTGCTTTACTCGTTGCCTCGTATTATGTGCCTGTTTTAGCTGGATTACAGGCTGGCTCGTTTGCAGCATCGGCAGCGTCTGCGGCGGTAATGATTGGTGGCTCGCTATTAATTAATGCGTTGTTGCCGATTAATGTAAAACGGCCGCAAATGCAAGATGGTATAGGTAAGGGATTAGAATCATACCTTATTGGCTCACAAAACAATTCAGCTAATTTGCATGGGCCGATCCCTGTTTGGTATGGCTACAGGAAAGGCTATCCTGACTTGGCAGCACCGCCTTATTTTGAAACAAAAGATAACTCAATGTATATGCATCAATTGTTTTGCGTTACTCAAGGTAAGATTGATATTGAGCAAATTTTCATCGAAAAAACGCCAATAGAAAACTTTAAAGAGGCTGAATATCAAATTATCCCCCCTTTTGGTCGTGTGACATTGTTTAATGATAATGTTTACACATCCCCAGAGGTTCAGTCGTTAAAGCTAGATGGTTATATTGATGGCGGTGATGACATTGTTGGTTATGAATCAACGCCAGATGGCGAGATGCGAAATATCAAAGGTAAGATTCAATGGATTGGCGGATTTGTCGCAACTCCATTGGGGATTACAACCAGTAGGCTTGCTGTTGATATTAGCTTACCAAATGGATTATGTAGTTTTGGCGATGATGGGAAAGTCAATAAAAATAGTATTGATTATGTAGTTCAAGCCAGAAAACTTGACGATAAAAATAACCCAGCATCCGAATGGTTTACTATTAGCGATGACATAACCTCCCCTGCATGGAGGCAGAATTACGAAAAAATTATAGCAGACTCCAGAAAGCGTACTTTTGGTATAGGAGTTAATTATAAGCTACCATTGTCAGAGCGTATAACTAGGGCAACGCTAGATGGGCAGTTGATTACAAACTTTTTTGATGTTCCGAATGGTCGATATGAAGTAAGAATGGGGCTTACATCAAAAAAAATCGAAAATGACACAAAAAGCTCATCCAATTTCCAATGGATAGGATTGAGATCGTACATGAATCCAATTCAAGAGTATGGGAATGTCACGATGCTGGCCGTTAAAATCAAGGCTACAAATAATATAAATAGTAGCATTTCAAGACGAATTAATCTTAATGGAACTAGAATTCTGCCGGTGTGGGATGGATATAGTTGGCGTGAAAAACCAACTAGATCGATAGCTTGGGCTACGGCTGATATTTTTATGAACCAACAATACGGGAGAAAGTTAAAACAAAGCAGGTTGAATCTTGAGGAATTGTTGAGACTTGACTCTGTATGGGAGAAAAGAAATAACTTCGCAGATGGAATCTTTGACAGTGAGTTGACCACTTGGGATGCAGCCTCTGAAATGCTTGCAACAGGGCGGGCTAAACCAATTTACTATGCAGGCGTTATTGATTTTTATAGAGCGGAACCAAAGTCGGTTAATGTTGGTTTTTTCAGTCACAACAATATTGTTAAGGATTCGTTTAGCGTTAAATACGCACTACCTAAGAGCGACTGGGGAGATCATGTTGTCGTATCTTACACAGACAATACTACTTGGACACCAAAAGAGGTTATCTGTGCATTGCCAGATAGTCCAATGAGAAAGGCGTTTAAGCTAAGTCTTAAATTCGTATCAAATCGCCTCCATGCGTGGCAGGAGGGGATTTACATGATGGCGTCACATCAATCCCAAAAGATATTCACAACGTTAACCACGGAGGCAGAGGGATTTATCCCTAGATTTGGCGATAAATGCATCATTAGCCATGATGTAGCCAACTGGGGAAGTTCTGGAGTAATTGAGAGCTTCAAATCTGGAGTTCTTAAAACAAACGAGCCTCTACCTTGGGTAAGCGGTAGCAAGCACGTAATTCAACTAAGAGCCTCAAATGGTTCACTTATGGGGTCTTATGATATTGATAAGGTCGATGATTTTTCAGGTCGTATCAAAGAGCATGTTGAGATTGGCGACTATATAACTCCTACTCATTATATTTTTGGAACAGCGTCTAGAAATTCATCGGTTGGAATTATGTTGTCGGCATCGCCAGATTCATCTGGCAAGGTAACGATGAACTTTGTTAATTATTCTGATTATCCACATAAAGTTGAGAGCATATTAAAACCTCCAGTTTTAGATGTTAAAACTGTTGCATTTAGTGGCGATCTAACAATTAAATGGATTAAATATAAGGAAACGCTGGTGGAGAATTTATTTGAATTAAGCTGCTCGCCTGCAAGCGGTGCGACAAGATATGACTTTGAATGCAGTGTTGATGGTGGTCAAAACTGGGTGTCGCTTGGTTCAAGTAAAACACCAAGCATTACAACTGGTTTACCTTATGGCGCTATAAGAATCAGGGCTAGAGCTGTCAACCAATCATCTGGTGCTTGGTTTCAACAAGATGTATCCGTGGTCGAAACTATTCATAACGGGAGTGATATTCCTCCGAAATTCTCATTAAACAAGATTCCATCAAGCAATGGAAGTCCTGTTTTTGCTGAGATGACAATAACAGGTGTGGATATCCCTAATGTGCAGCTATATGTTATCGAGGAGGGGAATGAAACGATTTACACTGGCAAGCTTGATATTGGTCAAGTAGCTAAAATAAAACGGCAATTTGCACCTAGCGGCAATAAAAAAGTTTCGTTTAAAGCTTACGGCATTGACAAATTCAACAAGAAGAGTGCAGCAATCAGCTTAGATATGGAGTACTAATGAGTTATTGGGATAAAGTATTAAGTCAATTCTCAACAATGGGGGCAGATGTGAAAAATCTGTTTTCCACGGTTGGGGAGCTGAAAGATTTAAAAACCAAGATTAAATCTTCCATTGTTGGCGCTATAAACGAAATCCAGAGCGCGAAAACATTTTGGGAAAACATCCAGAACATACCAAAAGAATTCCCCCCAAAACATCACACTCACAATTGGGATGACATTGGAATGGATGTTGTTGTTATGCGTAAAACCGCCGCTTTAGGAAGTGACAATCTTAATAATATTACATCGACTGGATATTACTATCAATACAAGACAGGAAGATCCGATTTAAACTACCCAGATACCGCCTCTGGTATCTTGATTGTTTATGAGGCTGGCGGTATTTTTCAGGAATACAGGACAAGTGGTAATGCAATTTATGTTCGTGTTAGACAAGGGGGGGCTAAATGGGTGCCGTGGAAAAAATTAATTTAAGATGGCCGAAACAACTACCTTGCGGGCTTAGATCTGGATATTCATTAAGCACCGCTGACCCTGTTAGGCGTACAGAAATGGAGAATGGCAGATTTCGAGCAAGAAGAGTTTTCAAGGATGTACCAACAACCGCATCAATATCATGGCTGATGACATCTAAACAGGCTCAAATTTTTGAGCTTTTCCATGATTCAGATCTAAATGGTGGTGTGCTTCCGTTTGATATCCCGCTGCTAACACCATTAGGCATGGAATATCACACGGTAAGATTTGTTGAGATGTTTTCTGGGCCAGAGCTAACAGTCAACAAAAAATGGAAATACAGCGCGAAAATACAGCTACTTAAACGAGCAATTCTCCCAGATGAGCTATCCGGTATGAACGATTTGATTGATGAATCAGATATACTTGACATGGCTATAAACAGAGAATGGGATGACTTTAAAGCCGACTAAATCAAGTCGGTTTTTTTATAGGTGGAAAAATGACAACATATAATACTGGACACGCATTAGGTAGCTCCTCTATCAAGGATCTATTTGATAACTCTCAAAACTTAGATCTATTCATGAATGATAGGACTTCAACGTTTAAAAATGACAGGCTTGGAGTTCCACGCAGGACTTGGCACGGGGTTGAAAAGGCACTAGATGACTTCCTAATTAATTCTGGTTATGAACATAAAGGCGATTATAAACAAGGGTTAGTTTTAACGGAAAGAAATCAGGTTTTTAATTATAACGGAAATTTATATCGCCTTAACGGGCTGGCCTCAATCCCATTTACTGCAAGCAACTGGCAATCAGATAATGGTAAGTTCACGGTTATTGGTGATTCATCATTAAGGCAAGATCTTGGCAGCAGTACCAAGGGAGCGGAAATAGTTAGTTTTTCCAGTAGCGAAACCGTAAAAGATGTTTTAATAAACTTAAAATTCTCCCAAACAACAGGCGATTCTATAGCAAAACTTGGCGGAAGAGCTATGTCTGGGTTGCCCGTTAAAATTGTTATTTATGGAGACTCAACAACCGATGGTACAGCAACGACAGGATGGACTAGTAATGCAGTCGATCATTTAGGAAGAGCTGTTGGAAACCATAATCACAACCAAGAAGCACCAAACTCATGGCCTGTTGTACTCCAGTCGATCTTAAGGGATATTTCAGAGAATGAAAATATTAACGTGTACAACGCAGGTTATGGTGGTAAAGCTGCTATCACAGGTTGGTTTCTAGAAAACTATGACGTAGCAATCCACAATAACACTCATTACAGAGATGCAACACACGTTGTAATCGCCACTGGACTTAATGATGTTGTACAAAATAATTTTAATTATGACAACTTCTTAGATGCGTTATTAAAATTAATCAAGAAAGTTAAAGAGTCAGGACGAACTCCTGTTATTGTCACTCCAGATGTGCCATTTAATAATATGGCAAGAAATGTGACTAAAGTAATAGGCGTTGCAACCAATGCCATCAGGGAGGCAGCAAATTTAACAGGCATCGAGCTTGTCGATACTGGCGCTTGGTTGGTTAAATGGCAGAACATGCGTGATGATAATGACAGATGGGCGTACCACCAAAGGGACGGGCTTCACTTTTCAAATCTAGGACACTCTCAAAAGGCATCGTATTTCGCAAAGGAAATGCTAAAAGGCTTTATAGTAGATGTTTCTGACGGGCTTAGAGTTGCACCATGGCAAGGGCAGGTTAATAATAACGGTGCTTTAGTATCTGTACTCAATAGTGTTAATAATTATTTCTCTGCCTGTCTTGCTGTCACTCCAAGAACAACAAACTTTAATGCGTTAAAGTTGTATGTATGGTCGGATAAAACAATGCATCAAACTTATGCTAGTGTTGATAGGGATATAGGTGAGCTATCTACATCTTCAAATAGCAATACTATAAG